TGCTGGACGCTCAGTACGTGCGAACATGCCGATTTCGGGGGGCGGTGCCCCAGCGACGGCGCCGTGTGTTCCTTGTCGGATGTGCTCGAGGCTGGCAGCGTGCCGCCGCGGTACTTCTTGACCCCGAAAGCCTGCGCGGGAATTCTCCGCCGCACCGCGAAGCGGGGCAAGGCGCTGCCGGCGCCATTGGCGGAGGCCCTGACGGCGGTCGCGTCGCGGGCAACGTGACGGCGAAGTGGGCAAAGGGCTCGGGCGGGCCGGCGGGAGACGAGGCCTACAACCTGGTGGTGTTCGACTCGAAGGGGAGCGAGGCCACCGCCGATATCAGCGGGGCCGCACCGACGCTGCGCGCGATGGGCCATGCGGGGAGCCACGCGAATGGGGGCGGCCAGCTGGCGGTGGCCTTCGACGCGCAGGCCTGCGGCAAGGCCGGGCATGCGGCCGGCGCGGTGGTGGGGGCTCTGCACGGCGGCGGCCGCAGCGGCGGCCGCGCGGCTGTGGCGGTCCTCGATCCCGATGTCGCGTCGCGCTGGGCGGTGCGACGGCTGACGCCTCTTGAGTGCGAGCGGCTGCAGGGGTTTCCGGACGGGTGGACGGCGGTGGCCTGGCGGGGTCGGGCGGACACGCCGGACGGGGTTCGGTACCGCGCGCTGGGCAACGCGATGGCGGTGAACTGCATGGAGTGGCTGGGGCGGCGGATCGATCTGGTCCACGGACTCGGGTAGCGGCTCGGCGTCATCGCAGGTTCTTCTGCAGGGAGAGCCCAAACCGGGAACGCGGGGTGACCCGCGGGGTCCTGGGCGCTCGTGCGCCCCCTACGTCACCTCACCACATCACCGGCCCCGGCGCCCCGTTTGCGGCCTCTGTCGAGGCGGTGGTGGCGCGGGAGTGATTCGCGGGGGCTGTGTTGAGGTGGTGTTGAGGCAACGATAAAGCCCCCGGCTGCCTGCGCGGGGGCTTTGTGTACGGCGTTGTTTTTGTTCGCGGATTTGGTTGCGGGGGTAGGATTTGAACCTACGACCTTCAGGTTATGAGCCCAAAGCCGAGCGATTCCAATAACTTAGAAAAACCAATTGCTTACGCCGCAAGCCTTTGTTCCGGCTCGATTTTCTTCCCCACATACATCAGCACTCGCACGGATTCGCCTGCAAAACCAGGGCGAAACGTGCATTCGCGGGTTGATGTGGTGTTGATGTAGCCCGGCACCGCTTCTGCTCCTTTATCATCGCTCGTCCAGCATCGAGAGATCACCTCCGGTAGCTCTCAAGCCCGAGCTCGGCCCACATCCACGAGAAATCATACTCGGCAATCGGACTCTCGCCATGCCGGGCGCTGCGGTTTTCCAGGTACTTCAGCCAGCCGATCACCTTCTCACGCCCGCCGGCCGTGCGCACGGCCTGCCGCGGCGACTTGCCACCCAACGCCGGGATCGGCGCGTCCAGCGTTTCGCGGTAATGCCTGTCCAGGTGATCCCGCATCAGCTGGCGAGCGACTTCAGGAGGGATTTCGTCTGCGGTCTCGCGCGGCCCGTCACGCCGTTGCTCGGCCCGCATCTGCTCAACCGTCCGGATCGTGGTCAACGGTGGCCTCAGCAGATCGCCGGCAGCCGCGCTGATCAACGCCTCGACCTTTGCCGCGCGCCCGGCCGAGTTGACGGTCACGAGCAGCGTCTTGCCCTTCAGTTCCAGCGAGCCCAGAACGGTGGCTCCCTCCATCTGCGTGTCCAGCATGATGCCGCCGCCTGCCTTGCCGCTGCGCCCCTTGCGCGCAGCGAGCCAGTTCCAGAACTTCGGCCCCTCGGGCAGGAAGTCCTTCACCTCGTCCAGCCGCTGGGCAATCGCCTTCTGTGTCACTCCGCTGGCGAGCGGGAACCGCAGATCGTGGAACAGCACATCATCGCCGTCCGAATTGGTGAACTGCGGCTGAGCTTGGGTGAGGGCACGGTCGATCTCGATGAACAGCCAGGCGGAGGTGAAAATCGGCGCGCAGCCCAACAGCTGGTCGCGGGAGAGCCGCAGCGCGTCGCGCTTCTTCAGTTTCAGGGCATCGCGAAGCCCGGCGAAAAGGAAGTCTACCGCCTCGGCGCGGAAGGGCAACAGCGCCCCGGAGATGACATGATGATCGCGTTCGGGCACCACCCGCACGGCGATCCTGTCCCACTGCTTCAGCGTGCGGGTGGCGGATTTTTCCCGCACCGTGACCGGCGGGGCATCCGCAAGCAGATCGCGCAGTACCATCGAGGCGCCGGGCCGGACATCGCTAACCTCGTAAAGGCTGACCGGCGCATCCCGCAGCGCGGCGAAATAGGCCCGATTCAGCGCCGTTTCCTTCCAGCCGCGCCGCTTCAGGTAGAGATCGACGATGTTCCCGTCGTCATATCGCTGCCCGAGGAAATCCTCGAACCCGCAGCCCCAGAGCACGCCTGACCATTGCTCACCCAGCAGGTCGGCCACGCCGTCATGGTCGATCTCGAATTCCTCGAGCGCGGGCATCAGATGTTCGGCGACAACATCCTGCAGCCGTTCGCGCCAGTCACCCTCCCGGCCGATGAAGGCCAGAAGGCTGGAAATGTCATTGCGTTCAGCCATTACCAGCCCAATCCACGCCGGTCTAACGACCGATCTTTCGTTGGATATCATCGCGCTGGGCAGCCATTGCCTCAGCGCGCACTCGCCACCCTGCATCGATTTGGCTGGCTTCGAAGAGACGTCCGGTGAGCCGCCTTGCCACCGTGAGCTTCTCGCGACCAAGCGGCAAGTCATCGAACAACTTCTGGTCGTCGGCAATACGGACCTGGCGCCGGTTCGGCAACCGAAGCCCGTTGTTGGTGACCGCAACCCCGGTGACGATCCGCGGCTGACCGGGCCTGAAGAGCTTGGTCTTGTGCCCCCGCAGACGTCGTTTTCCGATCACCTTCCGCGCTTCAAAAAGGAGGCGCCTCGTCGCCCCAGCGCCGGTGAACACAATGTCATCGACATAGACCGTCATGTTGCAACCGGCTGACTCCGCCAGGGCCGCCAGATCGTCGAACATGTCTTCATATGCGAAATACGAGAGGATCGGGCTTGCGCTGCTGCCGGTGGGGAGATGCCCATCCACGGTCAGGAGTTTTGCGAGGATCCCGGCTACATCTGCAGCACAAGCCATTCGGTCCAGAAAGAAGTGATAGACGGCTTGTGCACGCGCAGAGGGGTAGAACTTCCGAACATCAATCTTGACACATCCTTCGTCAACGGAATGCGCTGCGGCGTTCGATATGTACGAACGCCCCTTCTTCGCGGAGTGCAGGTAGTCCGGCGTATCGATTCTTGCCAGAAGGTTCGCGATCCTCCGATGCACCTGCGCGAGCTTCGGCCTCGGCTCCTGGATCGAGCGCCCGGATTTCTTGTCGACCCAACGCTTGTAGGGATCGGGTTCGGCCGACAGCGCGTCCAGCTCCGCCCGAGAAAGCTTCAGACGATCCGCCAACATCTGCGGGCTCGTGACCTTGTACAGAATGGACTGGTTACGCTGGTAGCTCACCGGCTGGCGCCCCTGAACTCGGAAATCGTAGCAGCCCAATCCAGCATCTTCAGCGCCTTGTCAGCGACGTACACCCGAATGGCATCAGCCTTTCCGGCCTCATCCACGCGCTCCGCAAAGAGCAAGAGCGACGACATCGGTATGTCAAAGGCAGCCGAGTACTTTTCGAGAACCGCCAGCGAAACCTTTTTCTCACCGCTCTCGATTTCCGAAACATAGGATTTTGAAAGCCCGACGCGTTCGGCCACGTCAGCCTGTGTCAGGTCATGGTAGACCCGCACCAGGCGGAGAGCTTCATTCAACATTGTTCTCCCATCCTCCGCAGTTGAACACCTAGGAGCCGTCTCTGAAGATCAGTCGCGCCAGATACACGATGGCTTTCACCATCCAGAACGCGACCATCAAGGTCCGACGTTTCCGAAGAACACGCCGGATCCAGCGACGGATCCACTGCCCGGTGCTCAGGGGCTTCACGGGTTCATGTCCCATGTCGCAACCTCCTGGGCTTCCTCGCCGAGACCATCCCGACGAGTGTGCCGCCTTCCCAAGAGGCAATCAGGGCAGAGGCTATCTCCTAGGCGTCCCCGTGCCGCAACGCGAGCTGCGGACTTGAGTCGTCGGGTCGTCATCGCGGATCACATCGCGCGGATGCGATCGCCACGCCCCGAAGTGGGTAGAGGCCGAAGCCTCCTCGATCGGCGAACCGATCAGCCTGTGGCAGCTATCTCTCACCTGAGCATTGCTCGCTGGATAGCCCCATTGGTTCGCCAATGCAAGATCAAAATTCGCCATTGGCGAACCTGCTATGCACACGCGCTTTATCGGCACAACATTTTGTGCCTGCCTGCTCCTATGATTTTCATCACGGACACCACCTTACCAGCTGCCTCTACGAAGCGCGGCAGCGATGACTCGGCGGACAGTCGCAGTCCGCCCCGTGCCACACGACCGATAACGGATACTTCAGAACACCACCAAGACCGATGTTCATGTCTTGTTCTTAACCCCGCTCTCCGACAAACTGAAGCTAAACCAGAAAGCGAGTCGCTCTGGGCCGACGCACGCGTCCGAGATCAGTAACCGCGCCGTGCCGCGCGCCGGATTCGGCGTGTCTTGTCAGGGGTTAAAATTGGGGAGGAAACATGAGGTTACCGCAAAGAGAATACTACACGGTCCATGAAATTGCCACGCGCTGGGGCTGCACCATCGCTGACATAGCCGGCTGGTCATCGAAGGGGCGGCTGGACATCGTCACCGGCATCCCGCCGGTCACCTGCGGGGGTGACATCGTCGCTGGCGAGGTCGTCGTTTCGGCCTTCGACATCCTGCCGATGTTCCGCCGCTGCGGGACCGGACCCCAGTCGGCGTTCGTCCGTCGCGTCCGGGCCAACGGCTCGACCGACTGGTCGCTGATCACCGACCCCGCGGCGGGTGTCGAGGTCTCGATCGCGGATCTGCTGATCACCGGCCAGCAGGTTCAGAAGTTCGAGGACGACCACGAGCTGATGCGGCGGATCGCGGGCGGCGCGGGCTCGACCTCACCCTATGACTGGGACGGCATGATGAGCGCGCTGATCGTGAGGGTCCACGAGAAGGGCCTGCCCGCCACCCAGTCGGAACTGATCGAGGACATGCAGTCCTGGTTCGCCGAGCAGTCGGCCGACGGCCAGTTCCCGGACGAACGCTCGATCCGGCGCCGCATCAGCGCGGTCTGGAAGACGCTGTCGCAGTTGCGCCGGAGCGCCTGACGGCACGGACGCAGGCGGCGTCCGTTACGCGGACTTCCGGTCGCCGTCCCGATCCCTCTGCCCTTCGCGATCATGGACCAGCGTGGGCTTGGGACGGAACACGCTGGCCACCGCATCGACGCCCGCACGGAGCGGGCCTTCCATCAGATGGGCGTAGCGCTGGGTGGTCTGCATCTGGGTGTGCCCGAGAAGCTTGCCGATCATCTCGAGCGACGCGCCGCCGCTGACCAGCAGCGAGGCGAAGGTGTGCCGCAGGTCGTGAATGCGGACGCCCTCGATCTGCGCCTCCTTCTGGATACGGATCCAGAAGCGCCGGATTTCCTTCACGGGCTGGCCCGGCACATCGCCGGGGAAGAGCCAGGGGTTGCCCTTGGGGACCAGTAGCCGCCGCTGGCGCACGATGGCCGCCACATCCTCGGAAATCGGCACGCGGTGCACGCGGCGCTGCTTGGTGGTGGCCGCCGGTTTCGACCAGAGGCAGTGTTCCAGATCGAACTGCTCGAACCGGGACTGCCGGACCTCGCCCACCCGGGCGCCGGTCAGCATGCAGATCCGGATGATGCCCGCCGCGCGCTGATCCTCCGCCGCGTCCAGCGCCCTGGCCAGCTGGTCGATCTCGTCCTTCGACAGGAAGCGCTCGCGCGGGTTCTCGATCCGGCGAAAGAAGCCGTTCGCGGGGTTGTCCGTGCGCCAGCCCCATTCGATGGCGAGGTTGAACATCTTGCGTAGCACCTCGCCCACGCGGTTGGCGCGCACCGGCGTGGGCTTCGGGCCCTGCAGCTTGCGGGCTCGGTTGTTGGGCTTTGCCTTGCTCGGCCGGGCGCGCCCCTCGGCGATCTTCGCCAGCAGCTTCTCGACATCGGGTTTGGTGATCTCGGTCACGAGCTTCCGGCCCCAGTGCGGCGCGACCAGCTTGGCCAGCATGGATTTCTGATCGGCCGCGCTCACAGGCGCGAGCCGCGGAACGTGTTCCTTCAGGTAGCGGTCGATCAGATCCTGAAACCGCGGCGCCTCGCGGCGCCTGGAACGCTCGCCGAGTGGATCGCCCCCGGCATCGACCATGCGGCGCAGCTCCCTGGCACGCTCGCGGGCCGCGGTGACCGACCATTCCGGCCAGCGGGCGAATGTCATCCGGCGCTGACGCCCGTCGACGCGGTAGTCGAAGGTGAAGGCCCGCCCGCCGCCGCGATAGATGCAGACGGCAAATCCGCGAATGTCGGCATCGAAGATCTGATAGTCCCGCCCCGGCACCGGAACGGCATCGCGCAGGATCTTCTCTGACAGACGTTCGCGGTTCGGCATCGTCAGTGGCCCTCTTCTCGTCTCCATGACGCGTGAATTCAAAGCGATAGCAAGGCAATCATGGCCGGTGCCGAGGCGTCGAGGCAGCGGCCGGCAGTCACCGGCAGTGACGCTGCCAGAGCGGTGCCACCCCAAGATTTGTTGATGATCGGGGCGCGATGCGTCCGGATTGGCGATCGGCGCTGGGCGCGCGCATCGGCACCGGTTTCCCCACCGAGCGCTGCGTCAGGACGGGATTCTGGCCTTTTCCCAATGAAATCAGGCACCGGCAGCGGTCCGGCGATCTCGCTGCCGGTGATTGCCGGTCAGTGCCACCCTGCCACCCCCTGAAGCTCCCCCCGAAATCCCCCAAGGCCCCGGAATTTCGGGGGGTTCCGGCTCGATCAGTGGGTTCAGGCGCACCGGCGCCGGGCCTCCGGAGCCGCGCCAGATGTTTGCAAGCCTTGCTGCACCGCAGCATGGCCCACACCCGAAATCGCGCAAACCCAATAAAACAAGGGGTGGCACGGCCCTCGCAAGTCCACTGCCGGTGACTGCCGGTCACTGCCTTCCTGCCACCCCTGCCCGTCTGTCCCTGCTGGTCTCCGACACCTGCCCGCATCGGGCGACACTCGGGAGAGCAGACATGAAACAGACCGAACCCCTCACCTCGGACCGCAAGCCGGGTGCTTCGGGGGCGATCCTCGCGGGATGGATCAGCCGGGGCGAACTGGCCCGCGAGCTCGGCCTGACCGAGGACACGTTGCGCCGCTGGGAGGACCGCCGCATCGGCCCGGTCTGCGTCCGGGCCGGGCGCCGGGTCTATTACCGCCGCACGGCGGTGCAGGACTGGCTCGCCGCACAGGAAGCCGCGAAGCAGCCGCGCGGGCGGGGACACAGATGATGACACCCGCCTCATCCCCCTGGCCCAGGGCCCGCGTGCTCGAGGCGCGCGCCATCATCGCCGACGTCGCGCAGCATTCGGATCATCTCGTCCGGCTCGCCTGCAACGTGCTGAGCGCGCATGGCGAGACCGAGGCCGAGCGGCGCGACGCCCGCGCGCTCCTGTTCGTGATCGAGGCCCGGTGCCCCGCCCGGCATCGCCGCGCCCAGCGCGCCGATCACGATGATGCGCCGGAGGTGCGCCGATGAAGCGCCGCGGCACACCCGAGGCCGATCTACAGCGCGCTATGGTACAGGCCCTGCGCTTCGCCCTCCCCCGCACGGCCATCATTCACCATTGCGCCAACGAGGTGACCGAGCCCGGCCCGCGCGGCGCGAAGCGCCAGGCCATCCTCGTCGGCATGGGCGTCCATCCCGGCTTCGCCGATCTGATGGTTCTCTGCGACGGGCGCGTGCTGTTCCTCGAGCTGAAATCCGTCAAGGGGCGGCTCAGCCCGAGCCAGGAGGCGTTTCGCGATGCCGTGCTGGCGCAGGGGCACGGCTGGGCAATGGTGCGTTCGCTCGACGACGCGCTGGGCGCGCTGGCGGACCATGGGTTCACCACGCGTGTCGCGGCTCCGGTGCGGAGGCCCGCGCCATGAGCCACGAGGCCACCAACTGGGCCATCAAGCAGCGCGGTCTGAAGCCCACCACCAAGATCGTGCTCTGGCATCTCTGCGACCGGTTCAATCCGGATTACGGCTGCTTTCCCTCGCAGGATCGGCTGGCCGAGGATTGCGAGATCAGCCGATCGACCCTGAACGAGCATCTCGGCCAGCTCGAGGCGGCCGGGCTCCTGCGCCGCGTCCCTCGCCTGCATCCCGTCACCAAGCGCCAGATGCCGACCCGCTACATTCTGGGCTTCGAGCCAGGCTTCACACCAGATGATCCGCAGCCGTGTCCGGAAACCGGACATGGAAGCCCAGAGGACGGCGAAACCTGTGCAGAACCAGCACCTTTCGAAGATGATGCGCCCGCCGAGCCCGAGCCGTGTCCAGAAACCGGACACGGGTGCGCGGCTCGACCCGTGTCCGAATTTCCGGCCGACCCGTGTCCGGAAAATGCCGAAAGCCGTGTCCGAAATCCGGACACTAACCCTGTAAGGGAACCTCTAAGTAAACCAGTAAAGGAGGAGGAGGACGCGCAGGCGCGCGAGGCCATCTCCGAGGAATTCTTCGCCGAGCTGATCCGGGCGCTGGGCCTGGACCCCGCCGCCCTGCCCGGCTGGTGGCAAGGCTGGCCGCCCCGCGAGCATGTCCGGCGCTGGCGCGACGATCTGGGTCTCGACGAAGACGCGATCCTCGCAGTCGCCGAAGCGTCACGGCGCGATCACCCCGAACCACCCGATGGGCCCAAGGCGCTCGACCGCGCCATGCAGCGCGCCGCCCTGCGCCTGAAGCAGACCGGCGCGGCGGTTGCGAAGAAGGGTCCGGCAACCGGCAACGGAGAGACCCGGCGCCGCAAGCGCGACGATGGCCCCCGGCCCAGCGACGACGAGCTGGCAGCCTTCTACGCCGAACTGGTGAACTCCGACCGGTTCCTGCCACCCAGCACGATCAGCAACACCATGCGCGACGCGATGCTGACCCGCGGGCTGGTCACGGTCGAGCGCCTGCGCGAGCGCGGGGTGCGGTGAATGGCATGGTGTCACGTCCCCGGCACGGATTGTCCCTCTGCGCAGGCGGCGGAGGCCTGGATATGGGCCTCATGCTCGCCGAGCCCGGATATCACACTCGCTGCTTCGTCGAATGGGAGGATTGGCCCCGCGCCGTCCTCGTGGCCGCCCAGCGCGCCGGGTACTTTGCTCCAGCCCCGATCTGGACCGACCTTCGGACCTTCGATGCCCGTCCCTTCCGCGGCGCCTTCGACGCCTTGCTTGCCGGGTACCCGTGCCAACCCTTCAGCGCGGCGGGAAAGCGCGGAGGTGCTGACGATCCCCGCCACCTCTGGCCCGACGTCGCCCGCGCCATCGGGGACTGCCGCCCCGAATGGGTCTTCCTCGAAAACGTCGCCGGGCACGTCACCCTCGGCCTTGAAACCGTCCTGCGAGAGCTTTGGGGCTTGGGCTACACGCCTGCGGCGGGTCTGTTCAGCGCGGCAGAAGTCGGTGCGCCGCACCAGCGGCTCAGGGTCTTCATCCTGGCCCACACCAATGAGCCTGCATCCGGGCACGGCCAGCTACAACCCGGCCGGGAACAGCGACTTTACCCGGAAGGCCGAGGCGCTGGCGCTGGGCATCACCAGCTGGTCGACGCCCAAGGCGACGGATGGCGCGAAGGGCGGGCCGGGGCAGAGCTATGGCTCGGGCGGCACCCCGCCCCTGCCCGCGCAGGCGGCGCAGTGGCCGACGCCGGCCGCGCAGAACTGGCAGGGCAGCTCGGAGGCGAGCATCACCCGCACGGATGGCAAGTCCCGGATGGACATCCTGCACTACCGGGCGGAGCAGGGCTTCACCCGCCCGGACCCGGTGACCTTGCCGGATGGGCAGCGGTCCTCGCCACACGCACCGATCTCGCGCCGGCTCTGGGCTTCGATGATTGCCTCGCATGGGCGCGCCGCGTGTCGGCGGATCCTGAAGGGCCGGTCGCGGCGGCGGCTGAACCCGCTCTTCGTCGGATGGCTGATGGGCTGGCCCATCGGGCACGCGCTCTGCGCCTGCTCGGCAACGGAGTTCACCCTCTGGCAGCGGCACATGCGTGGCGCGCTCTCGCAGCTGCCCATGGCCTCGGGGCCGTGGATCTGGCGGCCGACACAAGAAGCCCGGCGCACGGCGCAGATGAGTTTCCTTGAAGGAATGCAGCCGTGAGTTTCCACAGCAGGATTGGCCGCGCTGGCGGCACCAAGATCAAGCGCGCGCTGGGCGTGCAGGCGGCGCTGGAATGGGCGTTCCGGGTCGAGAAGGCGCAGCTGGAGCTTCCACTGCCCCAGGACGTGACCGAGGACGGCTTCGGCTTTGGTCTCGAATACGTCCTCCTCCAACGTGCCGCGCTGGGCTGCAAGGTCGACGGCGGCCAGCACAAGATCGGCGGCTACACGCACGAGGACGCAGAGGTGATCGCAGCCACCGTCGCCGGGATACCCGACAGCCTCGGCGGCAAGCGCATGGCGATCCGCGTGGCCGAACTGGCCCGTGCCGGGCTCACGCCGGACTGGATGCCCGGGGCCGTCCCGCGGTGCGTTCCAGTCGAGATCAAGCGCAATCAGCATGGCGAACGGGCCAGCACCATCGTTGTCGGCGCCGAGCGCGTCCGCACCCGTGGCAAGTGGCGCACCGTCGAGGTTCTGGCTTGCCCGGTGACCTTCACCCCGAATCCCCACCAGATCGAGGCGGCCCGCCGCTCCTATGACGACTGGTGGCAAGCGCTGGGCTGGGTGCGGGACGGGCTGATCGAGGGCGGGATGCTGCGGGATGTGGAGGTAACATCGGCGATGCCGGTGCCCCAGCCATGGAAGCGGAAGAACGCGCTGCCGTAGTAATGCGCGATTGCCTTTTGGCACTGATCGTTTATATTCGTGCCAAAGGAGACAATCATGCAGTTCGCCACCGTCCAGCCGATCATCGCACGTCCGGATCTCCCCGTCATCACGGACGAGGAGGCGGCGGCGCTGGCGCGTGCCACCGTCAACCTGTTCCGCGCCTGGGGCCTGACCGACGCCGAGGCCCGGACCCTCCTCGGCGACATGGCCCAGCGCACATGGGCGCGCTGGAAGGCTGGCGATGTCGGGCGCATCGACCGCGACCTGCGGGCGCGCATGGCAATCCTGATGGGGGTCCACAAGGCGCTGCGCTATCTCTTCACCGACGCCGCCCGCGGCTATGCGTGGATCCGCAAGCCCAGCGAGGCCTTCGGGGGACGCAGTGCGCTGGACGTCATGCTGCGCGGGGAGATCACCGACCTGATCGACCTGCGCACCTTTCTCGATGCCGAGCGGGGTGCCTGGTGAATGTGCCTGTCCGCCGCGTGACATGGCCACGCACCGTCCGCATAATCCGCTCGATCCACCCGCCCATCGACCTATTCGAGGACATCGCCGATCCCGCCGACTGGGAGGCGCTCGCCTCGGCCGAAGCCAAGTTCAACCCGCGCATCCGCGACAGCATCGGCGATCTCTCCAAGGTGCCGGTGGCACGCCGCGTGACGGGGCCGGGCGCCAGCTGGGTCATGGCGCCCTTCGTCCATTGCTCGACCCTGCGCCCCGGGCGGTTCTCGGATGGCAGTTTCGGCCTCTACTATGCGGGCGACCGAACCGAGGTGGCCATTGCCGAGACCATCCACCACCACGCCCGCTTCATGCGCGCCACAAGCGAGGCGCCAGGCTGGACCTCGCAGTTCCGAGAACTGATCGGATCCGTCGATGCCGATCTGGACGACGCCACCGGTCGAACTGATCTGCTGGACCCCGACGACTACCGACCCTCGCAGGTCTTCGGGGCCGAACGGCGCGCGGCCGGATCGAACGGCATCACCTGGCCCAGCGTCCGCTATCCGGGCGGGCACTGCATCGCGGCCTTCTGGCCTGATGTCATCGCGATCCCGTCACAGGGGGGGCATTTCGCATACCACTGGAACGGCAGCGCGGTCGATTACGTCAAGCGGCTGGAGACAGGCGAGGTGATGACCGTAATCTGATCGTACATTTAACATGCGCCGCAACCCGTTCATCTGGCGCGCGAATTTCTGGATTTCCCGATCCGGCTGGAATACGGTCGGGTCAGCGGCAAGAAGAGGCGAATACCCATGGCATCCATCGACAACGGCTCCGACCTCGGTATCGAGGCAAGCCTGTTCAAGGCCGCCGACAAGCTGCGCGGCAACATGGAGCCGTCGGATTACAAGCACGTGGCCCTCGGCCTGATCTTTCTCAAGCACATTTCGGACGGCTTCGAACTGAAGCGCCAGGCGCTGTTGGCCGAATACCCGGAGGGCGCCGAGGACCCCGACGAATACCTCGCCGACAACATCTTCTGGGTGCCGCAGGAGGCGCGCTGGTCGCACCTGCAGGCCAGCGCCAAGCAACCCACCATCGGCCGCCTGATCGATGAGGCTATGATCGCCATCGAGAAGGTCAACCCGTCGCTCAAGGGCGTCCTGCCCAAGGACTACGGCCGTCCCGCGCTCAACGCCGTCATGCTGGGGGAACTGATCGACCTGATCTCGGGCATCGCGCTGGGCGAGGGCAAGGACCGCGCGCGCGATCTGCTCGGCCGGGTCTACGAATACTTCCTTGGCCAGTTCGCAGGCAGCGAGGGCAAGCGCGGGGGCGAGTTCTACACCCCGCGCTCGGTCGTGCGCGTGATGGTCGAGATGCTGGAGCCCTACAAGGGCCGCGTCTACGACCCCTGCTGCGGCTCGGGCGGGATGTTCGTGCAGTCGGAGAAATTCGTCAAGGCGCATGGCGGCCGCCTGGGCGACATTGCCATCTATGGGCAGGAGTCGAACTACACCACCTGGCGGCTGTGCAAGATGAACCTCGCCGTGCGCGGGATCGATGCCGACATCAGATGGAACTCCGAGGGCACCTTCCACAAGAACGAACTGCCCGACCTGCGCGCCGATGTGATCCTGGCCAACCCGCCCTTCAACATCTCGGACTGGGGCGGTGAACGGCTGCGCGAGGATGCGCGCTGGAAATACGGGCCACCCCCCGCGGGCAACGCCAATTTCGCTTGGCTGCAGCACATCCTGCACCACCTGTCGCCCACCGGCACGGCGGGGGTGGTGCTGGCCAATGGCTCGATGTCCTCGACCCAGTCGGGCGAGGGCGAGATGCGCCGCGCGATGATCGAGGGCGAGGTGGTCGATTGCATGATCGCCCTGCCGGGGCAGTTGTTCTATTCCACCCAGATCCCGGCCTGCCTGTGGTTTCTGGCGCGTGACAAATCGAACGGCATCGCGCGCGACCGCCGCCTGCGTGACCGGCGCGGCGAGGTGCTGTTCATCGACGCCCGCAAGCTGGGCCATATGGTCGACCGGACGCGGCGCGAGTTCTCGGACGCCGACGTCGCCCGCATCGCCGGCACCTACCACGCCTGGCGGCTGGGCGAGGGATACGCCGACGTGCCGGGCTTCTGCAAATCGGCGAGCATCGAGGAAATCCGGTCCCACGGCCACGTCCTGACCCCGGGCCGCTATGTCGGCGCCGAGGCGACGGAGGAAGACGAGACGCCCTTCACCGAGCGTTTCGCCGCCTTGCAGGAGCAGTTGGAGGTGCAATTCGCCGAGGCCGAGGAACTGACGGCGACGATCCGGGCGCGGCTGGCGAGGGTTGGGTTGTGAGCCGCGCCGCGAAGCCCGTTTTCCCGCCGCTCGAAGCGGATAGCTGGCCAATTTCGCGGGAATGGTCACGTCTTGATGACCTCTGCGAGGGCGTGTTCGACTGCCCACACACCACGCCAGTAATCACGGACGAAGGGCCGTATGTGGTTCGATCGCAAGATGTCAGAACCGGCATCTTCCGGCTCGATCAGGCGGCGCACGTCAGCGAGGAAACCTATCAGGAGCGCATTGCACGAGCCGAACCGCGCTTCGGCGACATTCTCTACAGTCGCGAGGGGACCTATTTCGGGCTCGCAGCCGAGGTCCCGAGAGGCGTACGTGTCTGCCTCGGCCAACGGATGGTGCTGATAAGGCCATCCGACAAGATCGATACCCGGTTCTTGAGACTTTGGCTCAACTCGCCGGTGCTTCATCGGCATATCATGGGTTTTCGCGACGGCACCGTGGCCGAACGGCTGAACATGCCCACGATCAGAGGGCTGCCGGTCCCCCATATTTCGCTCCCCGAACAACGCGCGATTGCCGCCACTCTCGGCGCGCTGGATGACAAGATCGAGCTGAACCGGAAGATGAACGCCAAGCTTGAGGCCATGGCGCGGGCGCTGTTCCGCGACTGGTTCGTCGACTTCGGCCCCACCCGCGCCAGGATGGAAGGCCGCCCCCCCTACCTCTCCCCCGACCTCTGGTCCCTCTTCCCCGACCGCCTCGACGCCGAGGGCAAGCCGGAGGGGTGGGAGGCTTCGACCATCGGCGACGAGGTGCGCGTTGTCGGCGGATCGACCCCCAGCACCAAGGAACCGGATTTCTGGGACGGAGGCATCAACTGGGCCACGCCGAAGGACCTGTCCACGCTTGCCGCGCCCGTCCTGCTCGAAACCTCCCGGTCGATCACCGCGGCGGGCCTCGCGAAGATCAGCTCGGGTCTGCTGCCCGTGGGGTCGCTGCTGCTGTCGTCCCGCGCGCCGATTGGCTACCTCGCCATCGCTGAGGTGCCTGTGGCGATCAATCAGGGCTTCATCGGCATGATCTGCGACAAGCGGTTGTCCAACGTCTTTGCTTGGCTCTGGACGCTGGAGAACATGGAAGCGATCCTCGCCAAGGCGAACGGCTCGACCTTCCAGGAGATCAGCAAGGCCAACTTCCGCCCGCTGCCCGTGGTGGTCGCAACGGACCCCGTGCTGCACGCCTTCGATGCCATCACGAAGCCGCTCTACGAGCGCATCGCCAAGAACGAACTCGAATCCCGCACCCTCGCCCAGACCCGCGACCTCCTGCTGCCGCGCCTGATGTCGGGGGAGTTGCGGGTGGCCAAGACCGAGCAACCTGTCGCAATCACAGCCTGACACAAGGAGATCGGCCATGCCGTTCATCGCCAAGACCGCTCCGATCACCTCGCTAGCCGACGAGCATATTCGCATCGAGGAGCGCCCGATGTATGGCGGGCGGGACATTCGGGTCGGGTCGGAGGTTTTCCTTTGGTCATCCGAAACGCAGGGCGGCGTCGGGTTGTGGGGCAAGGGAACCGTCACTGCGATTGACCCTGGCGGCCCAAAACCGGCGATCACCGTCCGCATCGATCAGCGTGTGAATTCCGGCAACTTCGGCCTCAACGAGATCGCGCCGCATCGGGACAGCACGCAGGACACACCAATCGTCGGCCTGGCCCGCAAGCTCTACAAGCATGCCCACAACAAGATTGCCGGACTGACGAACGCCGAAGCAGAATTGCTGCAACAGAATTTCGAGTAGTCGGGCCGGCATCATTCATCCCACCCATTTTCGAGGTCAAACCGCATGAGCATACCCGAGATCGATCTGACGAACCTGAAACGAGCCATCGTCATGCGGCTCGACCGCGAGGCGAAGGAGCATTCCAAAGGCCACCAGAAGAGCTACGCGAACCGCTATTCGATGCGATCCTCCGACGGCGCGCTGGTTGAGCTGATGTTCGAGAAGGGCGACAAGTCCCCCGCCAACCTCTGGGTCAGACAGGACTTCGTGAGGGACCTTCTGGATGGCAGCATTCCGTTCACCCCCTCGCCCGCGTCAAAGCTGTACCAGACCGTCGGCAAGACGGGCGAGAAGAAGTATGGGCGGCACTCGGCGCTTGAGGACATGATGCAACTCGGCAAGGCAGACCTTGTCTGTTTCGCGTTGCGCAGCATGGCGGATCTGGACCGGGTGCTGGCAACGTTGGCACAGGTCACGAGGCCAGTGCGCGCATGACCACATTGACCGAAGCCGAAGTCGAAGCTGTCCTGCTCGATCACCTCGAGCGACTGGGCTATGCCTGCCTCAACGACACGGTTTCGGGCCCCGATGGCAGCGCGCCCGAGCGCGCCGCCTATTCCGACACGATCCTGCCCCGCCGCCTGCGCGCGGCCGTCGCCTGGCTGAACCCCCACATCCCCGAGGACGCCCGCGAGGATGCGATCCGCCGGGTGGTGGCGGCCGAGCGCCCCTCGCTGATCGAGGAGAACCGCCGCCTGCACCGCGCCCTGGTCGAGGGTGTGCCGGTTGAATTCCGCGCAGAGGATGGCACGATCCGCGGCGATGCCGTGCGGCTCATGGACCCCGACGACCGGCTGAACGACTGGCTGGCCATCGCCCAGTTCACCGTGACCGAGAACGGCAACAAGCGCCGCCCCGATGTGGTGGTGTTCCTGAACGGCCTACCGGTGGGCGTGATCGAGGTGAAGAAGCCGGGGGCTGAGGCGGCCTCGCTGACCGCGGCCTTCAACCAGTTGCAGACCTACAAAACGCAGGTACCGTCGCTGTTCCGCACCAGTGCCGTGCTGGTCACGACCGACGGCATCATGGCGCGCGTGGGCTCGCTGACCGCCGATCAGGAACGCTTCATGCCCTGGCGCACGACCGACGGGGTCGATGTGGCCCCCAAGGGCGCGCCCGAGATGTCGGTGCTGATCGAGGGGGTGTTCGAACGCGGGCGGCTTCTGGCCCTGATGCGCGATTTCACGGTGTTCGGCGAAACCCCGGGCGGGATCGCCAAGATCATTGCAGGCTATCACCAATTTCACGCCGTGCGCCGCGCCGTGGACAGCACCGTGATAGCCAGCCGGGGCGGCGGCGACCGCAAGGCCGGGGTGATCTGGCACACCCAGGGCTCGGGCAAGAGCCTGCTCATGGCCTTCTACGCCGGGCAACTGGTGCGCGAACCGGCGATGGAGAACCCGACCATCGTGGTGATCACCGACCGAAACGACCTGGACGACCAGCTGTTCGGCACCTTCGCCATGTGCCGCGACCTGATCCGCCAGACTCCGGTACAGGCCGACAGCCGCGAAGACTTGCAACGGGCGCTGGCACGGGCCTCGGGCGGCGTGGTGTTCACGACGATCCAGAAATTCGCCCCCGAGAAGGGCGAAGCCTATCCGATGCTGACCGACCGGCGGAACGTGGTTGTGATCGCGGACGAGGCGCACCGCAGCCAGTACGGGTTCAAGGCTCGGATCGAGAAGACCGGCGCCATCGCCTATGGCTTTGCCAAGCACCTGCGCGATGCGCTGCCCAATGCGTCCTTCATCGGCTTCACCGGCACCCCCATTGAACAGGACGATGTGAACACCCCCGCCGTGTTCGGCCATTACATCGACATCTACGACATCAGCCGCGCCGTCGAGGACGGGGCGACGGTGCCGATCTACTACGAGAGCCGCCTCGCCCGGATCGAACTGCCCGAAGACGAAAAGCCCCGCGTCGATGCCGAGATCGAGGCGCTGACCGAGGACGAGGCGATCAGCGAGCAGGAACGCCTGAAGCGAAAATGGTCGACGGTCGAGGCCCTGGTCGGCGCCGAGAAGCGGCTGCGGATGGTCGCCGAGGACCTGGTCGCCCATTTCGGGGATCGCGTTGCCGCGATGGATGGCAAGGCGATGGTCGTCTGCATGAGCCGCCGCATCTGCGTGGAGCTTTACAACCAGATCGTTGCCCTTCGCCCGGACTGGCATTCCGACGACGACAATGCCGGCCTGGTCAAGATCGTGATGACCGGCTCGGCCTCGGACCCCGAAGCCTGGCAGCCCCATATCGGCGGCAAGGCCCGGCGTGACCTGCTGGCCAAGCGCGCCAAGGACCCGAAGGATCCGCTCAAGCTCGTGATCGTGCGCGACATGTGGCTGACGGGGTTCGACGCGCCGTCGATGCACACGATGTACATCGACAAGCCGATGCGCGGCCACGGGCTGATGCAGGCCATCGCCCGGGTCAACCGGGTGTTCCGCGACAAGCCCGCCGGGCTGATCGTCGACTACATCGGCATCGCCCAGAACCTGAAATCCGCCCTGGGACAGTACTCCGCGGCGGATCAGCGGCAGGCCGGGATCGACGAGGCCGAGGCGGTGGCGGCGCTGCTGGTAAGGCTGGACGTGGTTCGGGCCATGTTTCACGGCTTCGACTACCGGCTCGGGATCACCGGCACACCGCAGCAGCGCCTGGTCACCCTGGCCGAGGCGCTGAACGTCATCCTCGCGCGGCAGGATGAGGCAGCGCAGCGCGAAACCGACAAGGAGGCGAAGAAGGCCGCCCATCGGCGGTTTCAGGATGCGGTCCTCGCTTTGTCGAAGGCCTTCGCACTCAGCTCGGCCAGCGACGCTGCCCGCGAGGTGCGCGACGAGGTCGGGTTCTTTCAGACCGTCCGAGCCGCAATGGTAAAGGCCGCTGACACGAGCGGCAGATCGGCCGCGGAGCGCGATCTTGCGATCCGGCAGATCGTCAACGACGCCGTCGCCTCGACCGAGATCGTCGACATCCTCTCCGCCGCAGGTCTGTCATCGCCGGACATCTCGATCCTGTCGGACGAGTTCCTGGCGGAGGTCGGGCAGATGGAAAAGAAGAACCTCGCCCTCGAAGCACTGCGCAAGCTCCTCAACGACGAGATCAGGTCGAGTAGCCGATCGAACGTTATCGAGACACGGAAGTTCTCGGAGCGCCTCGAAGAGGCCATCGCCCGCTACCACACCAACGCGATCAGTACGGTCGAGGTGCTGCAGGAACTGATCGCCCTGGCGAAGGACGTTCGCGAGGCGAGGAACCGGGGCGAGGAAATTGGCCTTACACCCGAGGAAGTGGCCTTCTACGACGCGCTCGCTGAAAACGAGAGCGCCGTCGAGGTTCTGGGCAACGATCAGCTCAAGGTGATCGCCCACGAGCTGCTCAAGGGGCTCCAGGCCAACGCCAGTGTCGACTGGGCACATCGGGACAGTGCCCGCGCCCGCCTCCGCGTGTTGGTGAAGCGGATCCTGCGCAAGTACGGCTATCCACCGGATCTCGAGGACGCAGCAGTTCAGGGTGTTCTCGCGCAGGCAGAGGCGATCCTTTCGGAGGTGGCGCGCTGATGGAAGTCGCGAACCCAATGGGCGAACAGCTGACATTCGCTGCGCTGCCTACAACTAAGCTTCGTATAACGCAAAGAGGAAATTGACTATGCAGGTATATAATCTGGCTTGTTGCTGGTAATGGTGCAGGGGTGCGTTGCGTGCGTATAGAACTACGTGATTTCCCTCAAGCAGAGCAATTAAAATGGCATGAGTGACGATTTCGATCTCTCTGATATCGATCCCGGACCTTCAGCATCGCCGCCGACGGCGGCGCAGGTGCAAAGCGGCATTCCAATTCCCGCGGTCCGATTAATCCAGGTATTCTCTCCCGATGAGTGGGAAGAGTTCACGGAAGAGTGGCTCTCCCTTCAGAAAGCCGTTGGATCATATCATTCCGTGCGTCGCTTTTCGGGGCCGGGCGACCGAGGTTTGGATGTCGTTGCGTTCACAACTGCCGACGGCTTCAAGGCGCCTTGGGATAGTTATCAGTGCAAGCACTACGGCCAGCCGCTGAGTCCGGAAGATGTCAGGATTGAAGTCGCCAAGCTCGTCTATCACTCCTTCAAGAAATCCCCACCATACAATCAAGCGTGCCCCTTGCCGCAGCGACACATCTTTGTCTCTCCGCGTGGATGCGGCATTACCGTTTCCCGATGGTTCAAAGACGCCGCGCGCTTCAAGAAGGAAGTTCGCGAGCATTGGCTTAAGAACGGCCTTCCGAACATCGGCAAGGGGATAGACCAGGATTTCGCCGGTGCGTTTCTCAAGTATTTCGACTCTTTTGATTTTTCGATCTTCGGTGACAAGTCAGCCGTCGAGTTGATCGAAGAGCATGAGCAGACGATCTTTCACGCGGCCCGTTTTGGTGGTGGCCTTCCTGCGCGCGGCCCTGTTCCCGCACCGCCCGCCATGCCGGATGCCGCGGAAAGCGTATACCTGAAGAAGCTTTTCGCCGTGTACGGCGAAAACACCGGAAAGACAGTAGACGAGCGCGCCCATCTGGAAGGTCACAGCGATCTACTGCACCACTTTGATCGCCAGCGTGTGCTTTTCTACAATGCCGAGGCTCTGCGCAACTTCGCCCGAGACCGGACGCCTCTTGGCACATTTGATTCCTTGAAGGAGGATGTCTTCAATGGTGTCATCGATGCCTGTGAGAGCACGCATCCGAGCGGACTGGATCGCCTTCGAACCACCCTCACAACGGCGGGCGCGGTTGATATCAGCGGCAACGCACTCGTGACGGTCACCCGCGTTGCGGATAAGCAAGGGGTCTGCCATCAGCTCGCCAACGATGAACGTCTCACCTGGGTGAAAGACGATGACTGATCTCCGCGTGCATGCCTTCAACAGCCCGTTCGAAACGGGCATCCGCGCGTTGATTCTGCTTGTCTCGTCGTTCCCGCGCGAGCATGACCTGAGCCGCCTCGTTCAGTACGACTACCTGGCGGTTCACTCGGAAGATGCGGGCGGTCCGCCTAGCCTCCATCCGCCGCTGCCGCTACGCTCCAATGAACTTCTTGTGCGCCGGGGGCTCGTCGAGCGAGGCTTGCTGCTGATGGCGAGCGCTGGTCTGGTTCGCCGCATTCCTCGGGAGACGGGCATTGTCTTCACGGCAAACGACGAGGCCGGATCGTTCGTATCCAACCTGCATTCTGATTATCTGGAAGGTATAAAGAAACGAGCCAGCTGGGTTGTTGAGTCGTTCGATAGCTTGTCCGACTCGGAGCTGGATCGCGTCATAAATAGACTCTTTGAGGCCTGGACGACCGAATTTCAGCCGGTAGAAACAGCTATTCAAGAAGAGCTACAGATATGAGCGGGCTCTTCCTTCGACATCTTGCCTATCTTGGGCCACGGAAAAAGCCCGCGAGCATAACCTTTGAACGCGGCTTGAATGTGGTCTGTGGTGCTTCCGACACCGGCAAATCGCTCATCGTCGAGAGTCTTGACTTCATGCTGGGCGGTACGCAGCCGCCGCGTGAGGTGCCCGAGCGCGCCGGATATGATCGTGTGCGCCTACTCATCGAGTCAAAAGGTTGGCCTTTGCTGGGCCTTGAGCGCAGTATCGAAGGTGGAAATTTTGCATCTTATCAGGAAGAGCTGCTTGATGGTCTGCCGAGCACTAATCCACGAACACTGCGCGAGAAACATAGTGCGGCACGTCAAGACACGCTCTCTCACGAACTGCTTGAGCGGATAGGCCTCACCGAAAAATACCTTCGAAGGAACAAGGCCGGGGCAACGAGAACGGCAAGTATTCGCGACATCGCTCGTCTTTGCGTCGTCACTGAAGAAGAAATTCAGCGGCGGAGCTCGCCGTTTCAGACCGGTCAATACACCCAGGCCACATCGGAGTATGCCGCCTTCAAACTTCTTCTCAGCGGCACCGATGACAGTGCTCTCGTCGGAACGGTTGAAGCCGGGCGCGTGCGCGAGTCCGTTTCCGGCAAGGTCGAATTACTGACCCAAATGATTGAAGAGCTGCAAATCGAAATCGATGAAGAAGGGCATGATCAAGAAGAACTTCTCGACCAGCTATCAAAACTAGAGGGCAGTATCGAAGAGTGCAACGATGAACTCAGCGCCGCGCAAGGAACCTTGAATGCACTGATTGAGGACAGGGCAGCAGCGGCATCGGAGATCAACAAACGTCGCGCGCGCTTAGTTGAAATCGCGGAGCTAACCAAGCGCTTCGCGCTTCTTGATGACCATTATTCGACTGACCTCAAACGTCTGGAATCTATCCGTGAGGCTGGATCACTTTTCGTTCACAGTGATCGGAAAATTTGTCCGCTCTGCGGCTCAAATCCCGAAGATCAGCATCGGGATTCGGATTGCGACGGCAACGTTGAGGCCGTTCTGCTGGCCGCGATTGCCGAGATGCACAAGATCAGGAAGCTGCAATTCGAGCTTCGGGATACGGTCGCAACGCTGGAAGGTGAGCGTGACCGGATAAACGGCGAGCTACCGAAGTATTCCGAACGTTACGCCACACTCGATGGTGAGCTCTCAGACATCGCGAGACCCGAACTATCCACAAAACGCAGCTCATATAATGAGCTCATTTCCAAGCGTGCCGAGGTGAATTCCGTTCTTGAGAAGTTCAAGCGCCTCAAGCGCCTGATCGATCAGCGCGATGATCTTGAGTCCGGGGACGGTGGCGACGGCAAGCCAACCGAGACCAAGACGATCATATCAAAATCAACCCTTGATGAGTTTTCACAGACGGTCGAGCGCATTTTGGCTGCATGGCACTACCCAAACGCGCAGCGTGTCTTCTTTGATGAGACTACCCGAGACTTCCAGATAGCTGGCAAAGCGCGCGGTAGCAGCGGCAAAGGATTGAGAGCAATTTCGCACGCTGCGGTCACTATTGGGCTGCTTGAGTTTTGCCTTGAGCGCGGACTCCCGCATCCCGGTTTCGTCATTCTCGACTCTCCGCTTCTTGCATACTGGAAGCCGGAAGGTGACGACGACGATCTGCGCGGGACAGACATCAAAGAACGCTTTTATGAGTATCTGATCGGTTTCAAAGACAATGCCCAGATCATCATCGTAGAAAACGAGCATCCGCAGCCCTTGGTGGCTGAAGCTGCCAATGTTTCGGTCTTCACGAAAAACCCGAACCAGGGCCGGTACGGCTTCTTTCCAGTTCCTGTCTGACCGGTCAGCAATACACGGGGGAAATCCGAGCGACCGTTTAGTGTTCAACGTCTGCTTTGTGAAGGCTGCGCTGCAGTAAGAATGAGGGAGCCCAAGTTCTCTTTTGGGCCGGATGTGTCACACCCCCTCCCATGGTTCCCCCTGGGCACGATCCGTATACGGGGGGGCTGAGCGCGGCAGTTTTCCAGCGTCTGGCCATTTCGCCGGGGAATCCACCCGGAAGCCACCTTCGCCCACGCGCCTGAAATTCTGACTCAGGTTCAAAGACTTACGCGCCGGAGCCGCTGCCGCGGTGGATTCCAGACCGGAAGCCAGGGAAACCACCTCCGGGGAAGCCAGGCGACGGGAAGCCACCCTCCGGATGCGACCCACCGGAAGCTGTTGAATCCACGGCGCTTTTCCGGTTGACAGACCTGCCCCCCTTGACCTACCCCTTGATCATCGAAGAATTGCGTCCGGAGGAACCCCCCTCGCGGGCGCTTTCATTTCCCCTCCCCCACATCCTGAGCCCCATCCCATGGACCTCGTCTTCGCGCCGAGCCAGGTAGAGTCCTGGCCGATTGCCCGACTGCGCCCCTATGCCCGCAATGCCAAGATGCATGGCGCCGACCAGGTGGCGAAGATCGCCGCGAGCATGGCCAAGTTCGGCTGGACCGTCCCCTGCATGGTGGCCGACGACGGCGAACTGATCGCGGGCCATGGCCGGGTGCTGGCGGCCACGATGCTCGGGCTGACGGAGGCGCCGGTGATCCGGCTGAGCCACCTCGACGAGGCGGAACGCCGGGCCTACCGGATTGCCGACAACAAGCTGACGGAACTGGGCGAGTGGGACGAGGCCCTGCTGCGCGACGAGATCGCGGAGCTTTTGGCTGAGGATTTCGACCTGACCCTGCTCGGCATCAGCGACGATGACCTCGATGCGCTGCTGCGGGATCCCGAGGCGCTGGGCGGGGAAGGTCCGATCGAGGGCGAGGACGATGTGCCCGAGTTGCCGGTCACGCCGGTGTCGGTGCCTGGCGACCTCTGGCAGCTGGGCGGGCATCGGCTGATCTGTGGCGACAGCACCGCGGCCGATGTGGTTGGGCGGCTGCTCGGCGATGTGCGTCCCCTGCTGATGGTGACCGATCCGCCCTATGGCGTCGAATACGATCCCTCCTGGCGCAACCAGGCGGGCGCGGCCAAGACGAAACGCACCGGCAAGGTGCTGAACGACGACCGGGCAGACTGGCGCGAGGCATGGACGCTGTTCCCCGGCGACGTCGCCTATGTCTGGCACGGCGCGCTGCATGCTGCGACCGTGGCCGACAGCCTGACCGCAGCGGGTTTCGCCATCCGGTCGCAGATCATCTGGGCCAAGGACCGGCTGGTCCTCAGCCGAGGCGATTACCACTGGCAGCATGAACCCTGCTGGTATGCGGTGCGCGCCAAGGGCAAGGGCCACTGGGCCGGGGACCGCAAACAGACGACGCTCTGGCAGATCGCCAACCGGGATCAGGATGCCGACACGGTGCATGGCACGCAGAAGCCGGTGGAATGCATGCGGCGGCCGATCCTGAACAACTCCAGCCCTGGTCAGGCGGTCTATGAACCGTTCATGGGATCCGGCACGACCCTGATCGCGGCCGAGACAACAGGCCGTGTCTGCCTCGGCATTGAGTTGAACCCGGCCTATGTCGACGTGGCCATCGAGCGCTGGCAAGTCTTCACGGGTCAGGAGGCCGTGCTGGCAGAAACCGGCGAGACGTTTACGGCCCTGAAAGCCCAGCGGCACGCAGCATGACGATGCATCTGCGCCCGAGCCAGATCGCCTTCTGGCCGCTGGATCGGCTGAAACCCTACGCCCGGAACGCCAAGACCCACGACGACGACCAGGTGGCGAAGATCGCTGCGAGCATGACCGAGTTCGGCTGGACTGTCCCCTGCCTCGTTGCCGCCGACGGCGAGCTGATCGCAGGCCATGGCCGCGTGCTGGCCGCCGCGCAGCTCGGGCTGGCCGAGGCACCGGTCATCGTGCTGGACCATCTGACCGAGGCGCAGCGTCGCGCTTACCGGATCGCCGACAACCGGCTGACCGAACTGGGGGGATGGGATGACGCCCTGCTCGTCGAGGAGCTGCGGGGTCTGCTGGCCGAGGATTTCGACCTCGGGCTGATCGGGATCCCCGAGGACGAGTTGGACGCGTTGCTGCACGACGCCGACGACGACCGCGCGCCGATCGACGATGACACCGCCGATACGATCCCCGATGCCCCGGCCGAACCTATCACCCGGCCGGGCGACATCTGGGCGCTGGGCGAACATCGCCTGATCTGCGGCGATGCCACCGATCCGGGTGTAGTGGCACGGCTGATGGATGGCGCGCAGGCCTCGCTGATGTTCACCTCCCCGCCCTATGCCCAGCAGCGCGACTATGGCGCCGCGAAGGAGAAGGTCGGTGACTGGGATGCGCTGATGCAGGGCGTCTTCACCTCGGCGCCCGTCACCGCCGATGCCCAGCTGCTAGTCAACCTCGGCCTCGTCCACCGCGATGGCGAATGGATCCCGTATTGGGACGACTGGACCCTTTGGATGCGCGCGCAGGGCTGGCGGCGGTTCGGCTGGTATGTCTGGGACCAGGGGCCCGGCCTTCCCGGTGACTGGAACGGGCGGCTGGCGCCGTCGCACGAGTTCATCTTCCACTTCAACCGGCAGCCCCGGAAGCCGAACAAGACGGTCGCGAGCAAGCACGCGGGCGAAACCCTTGGCGGCGGTGGTCTGCGCGGGGCCGACGGCACGGTCCATCGCAAGACTGGCTTTGGTAACGCGATTCAGAGCCACCGCATTCCGGACAGCGTCTTCCGCATCATGCGCCACAAAGGAGGCTTGGGCGCCGCCGGATCGCACCCGGCCGTGTTCCCGGTGGCGCTGGTCGAGGTGGTGCTCGAGGCCTTCACCGATCCCGGCGACCTGGTGTTCGAGCCCTTCTGCGGCTCCGGCACCCAGCTGATCGCCGCCGAACGCACCGGGAGGCGCTGCTGTGCCGTGGAACTGGACCCGATCTATTGCGACGTCGCCGTGCGACGGTGGGAGATGGCGACGGGGCGAGCGGCCCACCGAATCAGCGAACAGGAGGAGGCCAGAAAACCGGCGCACCGGCCGAGGAAGCGGTCATGACGCAGTCGCGCCGCATGTCGCTGATTGAGGCCATCGCCAATGTCGCCGTGGGCTACGCGCTGGCAATCGCCACGCAGATCGTGGTGTTCCCATGGTTCGGCCTGAACCCGAGCCTCGGTGAGAACCTGGCGCTGGGCGGGATCTTCACCGCGATCTCCCTGATCCGGGGCTACGCCCTGCGCAGGCTGTTTGAGGCAATCAGCGCGCGGTAAACTGCAACAGTTCTGCACCACAAGGCAGATGCTTGTATGGGCACCGCCGTGCGAGGTTGAGATCAGTTTCTGCATTGCCTATCTGAGATGCCGGGTGGCGACAGTGCGCGTCTCCCGGACAATGGAGACTGGATGTCAGAGCTTGCGTGATAGGGCTCTCTGAGTTTCAGAGAGCCGCGTGAAACCGAAGTTGCCTGGCGCATTTGCGCTCGGGCATTTTTTCACGTCTGTCACACGAGACTTCCATGAACATCTCGAGAAACGAACAACGTGCGCTGCACGTTCTGGCGCTTGGTGGCCGTATCCTGCACGAGCGGGCGGACGGTCCCAAGATTACCTCCGTCACCTGCGTCACGCGCGAAGGGATGATCCTGTCCGACCTCGACATGACCATCTTCAACAAGCTGAGGCGCAAGCGGCTGATCGAATCCCGGTCCGGCGGCCCCTATCACATCTCGAAACGCGGTCGCCTGTCGGTGCGGGCGCAACTCGACAATCAGGGAGCATGACATGTTGATCCGCAACGAAATCGACAGTGATGCCTCCGCGATCAGCAGGGTTGTGACCGAGGCCATGAAGGTGCTTCCGCAATCCACCGGAGCGGAGGCCGCCATTGTCGACAGGCTGAGGGCGGACAATGCTCTCAGCCTGTCGCTCGTGGCCGAGGACGGGGGCGAGATGGTTGGCTATCTGGCCGCCTCGGATGCCTTGATCGGGGCGGAGTCCGGCTGGGGCCTGATCGGTCCCGTCGCCGTCCTGCCTGCGCGGCACGGGCAGGGGATCGGAAGCGCCCTCATGGCCGAGGCGATCCGTCGGCTGCGCGCAGGCTGCAAGGGGGCGGCCCTTGTCGGCGATCCCGGCTACTATGGCCGGTTCGGGTTCAGGGCCTTTCCAAGCCTGCGGCTGGGTGACGTCCCGCCCCGTTTCGTGCAGGCCCTTCCGTTCCATGGGAGCGAACCTGACGGCGAGCTGATCCATCATCCCGCGTTCGGCCTGGAGCAAAAGGGCTGACGCAAGCCCGGGCCGCACATCGACGGTGCGGCCCGGGCAATCCCGCTTGCGGACTGCTGGCCGCCTCGGGAGCCTTTCGACGACTCACCCGATCCGATGAACCGTTCCGCGACCTTCCTCCGTCGCAGATGTGATCCGGAGACCCAGCTTCTTCTTCAGCGCCCCCGAAATCATGCCCCTCGCGGTGTGCGCTTGCCACGACGTCGCCTCGACGATCTCGGCGATGGATGCGCCCTCGGGTCGCTGCAGCAGCGCGATGATCTGCGCCTGCTTGGTGCCAGCGCGAATGGTAACGGGCCTTTTCGTATCGGTTTCCCCGGTCGTCGGCGCAAGGTTCGCGTCCGCATGCGGCTTCGCTTTCCGCACGCTGGCGACGGCGCTGGCCGCGACCGGCTCGATCCCGATGGCCTCCAGCCCGGCCTCTGTGGCGATCAGCGTGGTGCCGTGGCCATCGCCGGTCTCGCGCCAGAGCGGCTCGCCACGCCGGAGGTCGGCATCGACCTCTTCCAGCCAACCGCGCGTGATCATCGCGGTCACGGCCTTCTGCGCGGCGGCGCCGTGCAGGCCTTCGGGCAGCGGCATGGCCAGATTGCCGGGGCGGGTCGCCGCGCGGCTGAGGATGAGACTCTGGGTGTCGGTGAGCTTGGGCATGGGTCTTCTCCATGGTCAGGGCCGCGATCATCGCCGGCCTTCCACGACCCCAGGCCGCGCAGGCGCGCGGCAGGAGTTCCGGCGGCGCCGGAGATCAGCGGGCGTGTTCGCCCTCGCCGAAGGCGCTGTCGGTGATGCGCTTCAGGAGGCTCGCGTAGTGCTCCAGCGTGCCGACCATGGCCCAGCCGACTTCATCGGGGTGACAGTCGAAGTGCTCGTCGCTGAGCGCCTGCAAGCGGGCGAGCATCTCGTCGATCTCGGCCTTCTTGCCGATGAAGGCGGCCAATGCGGCTTCGCGATTGCGGCGCGCCTTCTCGGCGCGGAGTTCATGGCGCGGGGTGGTGATCGGGCTGAGGCGGGTCATCGGGGTGGCTCCGTGGTGAGTTGCATCGTTTCCGTGAAACGACCATCGCTCCGGTGCGGCGATTATCGTAGCGAATTCAGAGCAATAGAGTTGCTATCTGATCGCCACGCAGCGCGCCTGCGCGACGGGATCATGGCCGCAGCGCTTCAGGCTGCGCAGCCTCGGGATCCAGTTCGACCCACGCCCTATCCTGCCAGACATAGAGATGGCAGAGTTCACGGGTAGGGCGCGACAGGATCGGGGGCTCGCGAGGCGGGTCGAAGCAGTCGAGTTCGTCGGCCCGGACCTGCCGGATTTCCTTGGCCGCAAGGATGTCCTCAGGCGTCCACGGGGCGAGCGCGGGCAGCATGTGCGAGGGGTATCCGTCGTAGTGGCAGTACACATGGGCCCATTCTTCGGGGCCGATCCGGATGGCGATCTGCGCGCGGGTGCTCATGTCCGCGCCCTCAGATCAGCTGCAGGCTGGCCAGCATGGTGCTGGCGGCGGCGAGCTGGGTGGTCGGCAGCTCGATCTTGATGTGCGAGATGACGTCCGAAGCGTCGGCCGCGATCCCCTCGTCGCGCAGCGCGGCCTCGATCATGCGGGCGGCAGCGTCGGGGCCCTTGAGGTTCAGCGGGTCCGGCAGCGCGGCGTGATCGATGCGGATGGTGGTGATGGCGGTCATGGGCCTGTCCTTTCAGGGTTGGGTGTCAGCGGGTCCTGCGCGGCGTCCGGCCTCGAAGGCTTCCTCGAGCGCGGCGCGGATGGCCCAGACGGCAACATCGTGGAAATCCAGCCGGTCCCAGTTGCGGGTTTCGAGCGTCTCGAGGTGGAACTGGCGCTGGGCAATTTCGAGAAGCAGGGCGTCGCGGGCGGCGTTGGGGTCTTCGGGTTTGCGCTTGGGCACGGCTTTGATCCTTGTCCGGGGGGAGTGCGATGCACCCGCTTGCGTAGGATCAGAGTCGCTCTATCCGGGAGTGCAATCAACTGGATAAGCAGATTATTTCCATTTAATTCCAATATCTTGAAGATCATCGCAGCGCCATGGAAGGTATGTCCGAGCGTGCCTATGCCGCTCATTCCGGCCTCTCCCGCGGCGCGGTGCAGAAGGCGCGCAAGAACGGTCGGCTGGTGCTCTTTGCCGACGGGTCGATCAACGCGGCCGCCTCGGATGCAAGGCGCGGCGCGATGACCGATCCGGACCAGCAGATGCGCTCGCGCGGCGGTGGCGAAGGGATGATCAGCGGGCCGGGAGAGACATCGTCCTACATCAAGGCCCGCACTGCGCTGACTGTTTACATGGCGCAGGACAAGCAGATCGCCATCCAGAAGAAGAAGGGCGTGCTGGTCGACCGTGCGCGCGCCGAGACGCTGGTGTTCCGCCTTGCGCGCCAGGAGCGCGATACATGGGTCACCTGGCCCACCCGCGTGGCCGCGCTGATGGCCGCACAATTGTCCGCAGAGATGGAGAAGGCCTCGGGGGCGCCCGTGACGATCGAGACTGCGATCCTGCAGAGGGTGCTGGAAACCCATGTCCGAGAGCAGCTCGACGCCCTCGCAGACCTCCGGGTCTCGCTTGCATGAAGGAGCCAATGATCACGACCTGACCGACAGCGACCTGACCGAGGGGCTCGACCTCGGGTTCGATGGCGCCGATGACGTCCTGCGGGCGTGGCGGCGGGGCATGCGCCCCGATGCCGATCTGACAGTGTCGGAATGGGCCGATGCGCATCGCTGGCTGTCTTCGCGGGCCTCGGCCGAGCCCGGGCGGTACCGTACCGCGCGTACGCCCTATCTGCGCGGCATTATGGATGCGCTCTCGCCGAGCCACCCGGCGCAGCGGATCAGCTTCATGAAGGCGGCGCAGGTCGGCGCCACGGAAGCGGGCAACAACTGGATCGGCTTCGTGATCCATCACGCGCCGGGGCCGATGCTGGCGGTGCTGCCGACCGTCGAGATGGCCAAGCGCACCTCGCGCGGCCGGATCGACCCGCTGATCGAGGACAGCCCGGCGCTGAAGGAACGGGTCAGCCCCGCCCGCTCGCGCGACGCCGGCAACTCGATGCTGTCCAAGGAATTCCCGGGCGGCATCCTCGTGCTGACCGGCGCGAACAGCGCGACGGGCCTGCGCTCGATGCCCGCGCGCTATGTGTTCCTCGACGAGGTCGATGCCTATCCGGCCTCGGCCGACGAGGAAGGCGATCCGGTCACGCTGGCCGAGGCGCGCACCACCACCTTCGCGCATCGGCGCAAGGTGTTCATGGTCTCGACGCCCACGATCCGGGGGCTGAGCCGGATCGAGCGGGAGTTCGAAGCCTCCGACCAGCGTCGGTTCTTCGTGCCCTGCCCGCATTGCGGCCATAAGCAATGGCTGCAATTCGAGCGCCTGCGCTGGGCGAAGGGTAGGCCCGAGACGGCCACCTACCATTGTGAGGGCTGCGAGCGTCCTATCGCTGAGCACCACAAGACCGAGATGCTGGCGCGGGGCGAATGGCGGGCGACGGCGACCAGTGCGGATCCGAATGCAATCGGGTTCCATCTGTCCGCGCTCTCTTCACCGATTGGCTGGAAAAGCTGGGAGCAGATCGCCCGCGAATGGCTGGCTGCCCAAGGCTCGGACGAGATGCTGCGCGCGGCGCGCAACACGCTGCTGGGCGAGACCTGGATCGAGAGCGGCGAGGCCCCGGAATGGCAGCGGCTGGCGGATCGGCGCATCCCCTTCCCGGCGCAGATCCCGGCAGGCGGTCTGTTCCTGACCGCCGGGGCCGATGTGCAGAAGGACCGGGTCGAGGTCGATGTCTGGGCCTGGGGCCGGGGACTGGAGAGTTGGCTGGTGGATCACATCGTCATTCCGGGCGGGCCGGATGATCCGGCCTGCTGGGACAGGCTGACTGCACTGCTGGGCCAGACATGGGCGCACGAGAACGGCGCGTTCATGACGCTGGCCAAGCTCGCCATCGACACCGGCTACGAGTCCGCCGCCGTCTACGCCTGGTCCCGCAAGCAGGGGATTGCACAGGTTGCGCCTGTGAAGGGTCTCGAGGGGTTCAACCGTGCCACGCCCGTGTCGGGGCCGACCTTCGTCGATGCGACCGTGAATGGCCGCAAACTCAAGCGCGGCGCGCGGCTCTGGACGGTGGCCACAGCCACCTTCAAGGCCGAGACCTATCGCTATCTGCGGATCGAGCGGCCCAGTGACGATGATCGGGCGCTGGGCGCGCCGACACCGGCTGGCACCATCCACTTGCCCGACTGGGTGGACAGCGAATGGCTCAAGCAGCTGGTGGCCGAGCAACTGGTCACGATCCGCGACCGACGCGGCTACGCCCGCCAGGAATGGCAGAAGCTGCGCGAGCGCAACGAGGCGCTCGATGCCCGGGTCTATGCGCGCGCCGCCGCGTGGATCCTCGGCGCCGACCGCTTCGACGAGCGCATGTGGCGGCAGCTCGAGAAGCAGGCCGGCATCGACAGCGCGGCTGTCGCGGCTGCCCCGGCAGAGCAAACGAAACCCGATGCGCCAGAAGCCGGGCGCATCACCGCCCCGCGGCGGCGCGGCTGGAAGATCAGCACGCCCCGATACATGGAATGACCGGAACCCCGATGACCCTAGATGATCTCAAGGCCCGCCACAGCGCGCTGCTGGCCGCGCGCTACAGCGGTACGCGCTCGGTCAGCTACGACGGCAAGAGCATCAACTATGGCTCGGACGCCGAGCTGGCCGCCGCCATTGCCGATATCGAGCGGCGCATCGCGGCGCTGGAACGGACCAGCCGGCGCGTCTTGCGCCCCTTCGCCGTGAAGGATCTGTGATGAACTGGCGTCAGCGCCTCGGGGCCTTCATCGGCGGGTTCGATGCCGGCCAGCACCACCGGCGCCTACGCGGCTTCCGCGCGACCCGCGCCCATGTCAACGCGCTGATCGCGGCCGCCGGGCCCGACATCACCGCCCGCGCCCGCTGGCTGGTACGCAACAACGGCTATGCCGTGAATGCAGTCGAGAGCTGGGCCGCCAACACTGTGGGCGACGGGATCAAGCCGATCTCCAAGATCGGGGATGCCGCGCGCAAGGAGGAACTGCAACGCCTCTGGCTCGCCTGGACCGACGAGGCCGATGCCGAAGGGCTGACCGACTTGTACGGGCTGCAGCGCCGCGCCGCGCGTGAGGTGTTCATGGCGGGCGAGGTGTTCTTCCGGATCCGGATGCGCCGCGCAGGCGACGGGCTGACGGTGCCGCTGCAGCTGCAGATGCTGCCCGCCGAGATGCTGCCTCTGGAGCAGACCGGGACAGCGGCCAATGGCAACGCGATCCGCCAGGGGATCGAATTCGACCGGATCGGGCGGCGCGTGGCCTATCACTTCCTGCGCCGCCATCCGGGCGACAGCACCGATCCGGGGCTGGCGGGCGAAGTGGTGCGCGTGCCGGCCGCCGAGGTCATCCATGTGATCGACCCGGTCGAGGGCGGCCAGCTGCGCGGGGTGTCGAAACTGGCCCCGGCGATCGTGAAGCTGTTCCTGCTCGATCAGTACGATGATGCCGAGCTCGACCGGAAGAAGGTCGCGGCCATGTACGCGATGTTCGTGACCTCGCCTGCGCCCGAGAACCCGCTCGCCCAGGCGGAGGACGAGGACGTCCCTGCAAGTGTCGAGCTGAGCCCCGGCCAGATCGTCCGCCTGAACCCGGGCGAGGATGTCACCGTAGGCCAGCCCGCCGACAGCGGCGCCACCTACGAGCCGTTCCAGTACCGGACGCTGCTGCAGATTTCGGCCGCGCTGGGCATCCCCTATCCCTATCTCGCCAATGACATGGTGAAGGGGAACTTCTCGAACTCGCGCCTCGCCCTGATCGAATTCCGCCGCCGCGTCTCGGCCTGGCAGCATTCGGTGATGGTCTGGCAGCTCTGCCGGCCGGTCTATGCCCGCTGGATGGACGCGGCCGTGCTGTCGGGCGCGCTGGCGCTCCCCGGCTACGAGGCCAACCGCGCGCGGCTGCTCACTGCCGACTGGCTGCCCACCAAATGGGACTGGGTCGATCCGCTGAAGGACGCCAATGCCGAGATCGCCCAGATCGAGGCGGGGCTGAAGTCCCGCACGCAGGCCATCGCCGAGCGCGGTTATGACGCCGAACAGGTCGATCGCGAGATCGCCGCCGAGCGGGCGCGCGAACGGGCGCTGGGTCTCGATTTCCGTCGCCCCGGCTCGCCCGCACAGGGCGTGCAGGCCGTACCGGTCGAGGCAGAACAAGCGGACCGTGATGACGAAACCGACGACGCGGAGGATCGCCCGCGCCCAGACGAGGACCAGACCTGATGCTCCACGCCCGCATTGCCGCGCGCGCCTTCAACACGCCGCTGCTCGTCGAACCCTCCAAGGCCATGGCGTTCCTGTCCGGCCTTGGACCTCGCATCCTGGGGCGGCGGGTCGAACTGGCGGACGGCGTCAAGGCGCCGGATAGAGCGGCAATCCTGCCCGCTCGCGCCAGCTTGCTGGCTGGCGGTCTGGCAGACGACTACCGCCAGCATGGCGATGCACCCTATCCGGTCGTGGACGGCATTGCCGTGATCGAGATCGCGGGCGTGCTGATCCATCGCGGCGGGTGGATCGGGCAATCCTCGGGCCAGACCAGCTATGAGGGGATCGCCGCCCAGATCGAAGCGGCGGCCAGCGATCCGGCCGTCCGCGGCCTGGCATTGGAAATCGACAGTTTCGGGGGTGAAGTCGCGGGGGTTTTTGACCTCGCGGATCGCATTCGTGCCATCCGGGGAGCCAAGCCGGTCTGGGCCTTTGTCGCCGAACACGCCTTCTCGGCGGGCTATGCGCTCGCAAGTCAGGCCGACCGCATCCTGCTGCCGCGCACCGGCGCGCTGGGCAGCATCGGGGTTGTGGTGCTCCATGCCGATCTCAGCGGCCAGCTCGATCAGGACGGGGTGCGCGTCACGCTGATCCACTCGGGCCAGCACAAGGTCGACGGCAATCCGTATCAGCCCCTACCCGAGGGCGTGCGCGATGACATCCAGCGCGAGATCGACGTGCTGCGGTTCCTGTTCGCGGAAACCGTGGCCGCCGGGCGTTCTGGAAAGATCAGTCATGAGGCCGCGCTGGCGACCGAAGCCGCGACCTATCGCGGGGCGGATGCTCTCGCCGCTGGCCTTGCGGACGAGGTCACCGATCTGACGCGCGGCTTCGCGGCGTTCCGGCAGATGCTGTCCCGCACCCCAACACTCTCTCCCATGCGCACCACGCGCGCATCCCTTCCCCACCCCAGACAGGAGGCAATCATGGCCACCCAGAACGACCCCGACGACAGCCCGCAGGACACGGGGATCGGAGTGACGGACATCGAGGACGGTGAAACCGATGCTCCCGATGATCCGCCTGCCGTTGCCGAGCAGACCCCCGCTGAAACTCAACCGCCCGCTGCTGCGGTCGCTGCCCCCGCCCCGACCGCCCCGCAGGCTGGCAATCTGGCCGAGCTCTCGGCGCAGCTTCGCGAGGCGGCAGCGGAGATCGCAGAGATCGCGGCGCAGGCGGGCCGCCTCGGCATCGCCATCGACGCGGCGAAGGCGCTGCGCGAGGGCACCACCCCCGAGTCCTTGCGCCGCCTGGTGCTCGAGCGCGCCAGCGCCGCCGCGGATGCGCGCGACATCGTCGCGGCCCCTCGCTCACCGGTCCTGCCGCTTGCGAAGGAAAGCCCCATCGTCGCCGCCGCGAAGCGCGCCGCGGCATCCGGCCACCGGGCCTGACGACCGACACCCCCCACCACCGCCCCCCTGAAACCGCCCGTCCCTCACCCCCGCCGCATCCCCGCGGCGGGGGGCTCAATCCCTGAATCCCTGAGAAAGGCACCCCGCCATGACCGTCCTTCACCAGCCCGCCACGACGGGTGATGTCCTCAAGTACGAGGTGAACCCGAACTTCAACCGCGAGACCGTCACCCTGCTCGAAGGGACCAACTATCCTGTCGGCGCCGTGCTGGGCCGGATCACCGCCAGCGGCAAATACAAGCTCGCCACCTCGGGCGGCTCGGATGGCGCACAGACCGCAGCTGCCGTGCTGCTCTACGCGGTCGATGCCAGCGCCACCGACGCCATCGGCGTGGTGGTCGCGCGGGGCCCCGCCATCGTCTCGAAGGCGGCGCTGGTCTTCGACGCCACCGTCGATGACGCGCCCAAGACCGCCACCAAGCACGGCCAGCTGGCCGCGCTCGGCATCGTGCCCCGCGACACCGCCTGATCGGGCGGATCGGCCGTTCTCCCCATCGCGCTCTCGCGCGCCCCCCTCTTTCCCCGGAGTTCCCCATGACCATCACCCGCAACCCGTTCGACGCGGGCGGCTATTCGCTCGCCGAGATGACGCAGGCCATCAACATCCTGCCCAACCTCTACACCCGCCTCGGCCAGATCGGCCTCTTCCGCTTTGAAGGCGTCACCCAGCGCTCCATTGTGATCGAACAGCGCGAAGGGGTGCTGAGCCTCCTGCCTTCGGTCCCGCTGGGCGCCCCCGCCACCGTCGGCAACCGCGAGGCGCGATCCATGCGCAGCTTCGCCCTGCCGTGGATCCCGCATGACGACGTGATCCTGCCCGCCGACATTCAGGGCATGCCCGCGCTGGGCGTCTCGGATGCGGCCGATCCGCTGGTCGAGGTGATGAACCGCAAGCTCACGCTCATGCGCCGCAAGCATGCGCAGACCCGCGAATACATGGAGATGAACGCGCTGCGCGGCATCGTGAAGGATGGTGCGGGCACGACCCTCTACAACTACTTCACCGAATTCGGGCTCGACCAGATCTCGGTCGACTTCGTCTTCGGCACCGCGGGCACCAACATCCAGGGCAAGGTCCGCACCACGCTGCGCGCGATCGAGGACAACCTGCTTGGCGAGACCATGACCACCGCCCATGCGCTGGTCAGCTCGGAATTCTTCGACAAGCTGATCAGCCACCCGAAGACCGAGGACGCCTACAAGTTCTTCTCGGCCACCGGCGGCCAGCCGCTGCGCGAGGACATGCGCCGCGCCTTCCCCTTCGCCGGGATCCTCTTCGAGGAATACAACGGCTCGGTCACGCTCTCGAACGGCACGTCGGAGCGGCTGATCCCGACCGGCGAGGGCATCGCCTTCCCGATGGGCACGTTCGACACCTTCACCACCTATGGCGGGCCCGCGAACCTGCTGGAAACCGCCAACACGGTCGGTCTGCCGCTTTATGCGCGCCAGATGATGGATGCGAAGGGCCGCTGGATCGACCTGATGACCGAGGCCTCGATCCTGCCGGTGAACAAGCGGCCACGTCTGGCCATCCGCCTGCACAGCTCGAACTGACGGACGCGCGCATGTCGGTCTTTGCTGCCGCCATCGACAACCTCTTCGCCGATCCCAACATCGCCCGCGATGCCACCTGGATCGCGGACGGTGGCGCACCGAAACTCGTCCGCGTGGTTACCCGCCGCGCGGATGAGGTCACCAGCTTCGGCGACGCCCGGCTCTGGTCCGAGACCACGCGCGTCGATCTGCGCGTGGCCGAGGTGCCAGCCCCGCGCCCGGGCGACCGGGTTGAGATCGGCGGCGAGGCGTTTCTCATTCAGGGCGAGCCAGTGCGCGACCGCGAACGGCTCATCTGGACCGTTCATCTGAGGCCAGCATGAGATTGCAACTCGACATCACGCCGGACCTCGTCGCCATGATGGCCGCCGAGATCAAGGCGGGCGAGCGGGCCGTGAGCCAGGCTGTCAGCGAGGCCGGCAACAGCGTGAAATCCTCCTGGCGCGCGCAGATCACCGGCGCAGGCCTCGGCCAGCGCCTGGCCAACACCATCCGATCGGAGCAGTTTCCGAAAGGCCGCCCCAGCCTCAGCGCGGCCGCATTCGTCTGGTCGAAGGCCCCGGTCATCATCGGTGCCCATGAGACCGGCCCCCTGATCCGGTCGCGCAACGGGTTCAGGTTGGCGATCCCCACGCCCGCCGCGGGGAAATCCTCGCGCGGTGGGCGCATCACGCCGGGCGAATGGGAGCGCCGCTCGGGCTTGCGCCTGCGCTTCGTCTATCGGCGAAACGGTCCGAGCCTGCTGGTCGCCGAAGGGCGGCTGAATGCGCGCGGGCGGGCTGTGGCGAGCAGATCGAGGACGGGCCGCGGGGTGACCACTGTGCCGATCTTCCTGCTCGTGCCGCAGGTGCAGCTCCGCAAGCGGCTCGACCTCGCCCGCGATGCCGCAAAGGCGCAGGAGGCGATCCCAGGCGCGATTGTCGCGAACTGGGTCGAAGGAAAGATCGGATGACACCCCGCGAAACCATCCTCGCCGCCCTGGCGGACCTGTTGCGCACGGTGCCGCATGCACCGGTGCTGCGCGGCGAGGTGCTGCCCGAGCGCGTGCCTGCCGTCGGCGTGATGATCCTGCGCGACGGCGATCCCGGTGAGCCCGGCGTGACGCTGTCACCCCTGCGCTACCACTATCAGCACCGCGCCGAGATCGAGGCGGTGGTGCAGGGCAATGATCGCGACACGACCTTCGCCGCGCTCTGCGCCAGCATTGGCGCCGTGATTGCAGGTGATCGGACACTGGGTGGGCGGTGCGACTGGGTCGAGGCGGAAGCCCCGCGCCCGGTGGACCTGCCTGTTGACGGTGCGGCCAGCCTCAAGGCGGCCGTGATCCCGGTGATCCTGCACTACACTACGGCCGACCCGCTGGCCTGACCCCCAACACCACAGGAGACGAGACGATGGCACGAGCCCATGGGGCGCGGGCGCAGATGGCGCTGGCGTTCGATACGACCTATGGCACGCCGCCCGCCAGCGGCTACACGCGGATGCCGTTTGCCAGCACGACGCTGGGGGCCGAGCAGCCGCTCCTGAACTCCGAGCTTCTGGGCTACGGCCGCGATCCGCTGGCGCCGATCAAGGATGCGCTGACCGCGGATGGCGACGTGGTCGTCCCGATCGACGCCAATGCCTTCGGCTTCTGGCTGAAGGGGGCGTTCGGGGCGCCGACGACCACCGGCACCGCGCCCGGCCCCTTCACGCACGAGTTCCGTTCGGGCGGCTGGGTGCTGCCCTCGATGGCCATCGAGGTCGCCATGCCCGAGGTGCCGCGCTTTGCCATGTACGCAGGCTGTGTGGTCGATCAGCTCTCGTTCCAGATGCAGCGCGCGGGGCTCTTGACCGCCACCGCGCGGCTGGTCGCGCAGGGTGAGGCGCTTGCTGCGACCACCGCCGCGGGCACACCGGCCGCGCTCGACCTGCTGCGCTTCGGCCATTTCAACGGCACGGTCACGCGCAACGGCGCGGCGCTGGGGAACCTCGTCACCGCCGAGGTCACCTATGCCAACAACCTCGACCGCATCGAGACCATCCGCGCCGACGGACGGATCGACGGCGCCGACCCCGGCATGGCGGCGCTCACGGGCCGGATGGAGGTGCGCTTCGCCGATCAGGTGCTGGCGAACCAGGCCATCGCCGGGGATCCGTGCGAGATCGAGCTCGGCTGGTCGCTGCCCTCGGGCGAGAGCCTGACCTTCACCATCCACGCCGTCTACCTGCCGCGCCCGCGCGTCGAGGTGCCGGGGCCGCAAGGCATCCAGGCCAGTTTCGACTGGCAGGCGGCGGTCGATCCAGTGCTGGGGCAGATGTGCACGGTGACGCTGGTGAACGAGAGGGAGACGTACTGATGCTCACGCTCGACCTGACGAACGCGCCGCGCTGGCTCGATCTGCTGCCCGGCGTGCGGCTGAGGCTGCGCCCGCTGACCACCGCGCTGATGGTGTCCGCGCGCGCCGATCCGGCGGTCGAGACCCTGCCGCCCGAGGCCACGACCGAGGAACTGGCGCTCGCCATGGCCAAGGCCGTGGCCCGACGCGCGGTGCTGGACTGGGAAGGCGTCGGCGATGCCGAGGGCAACCCTGTCGGTGTCAGCCCCGAGGGCATCGACGCGCTCCTCGAAATCTGGCCCGCCTTCGAGGCGTTCCAGGCGGCCTATGTCGCGAAGGGCCTGCTGCTGGAACAGGAAAAAAACGCCTCCGCGCTCTCGCCGACTGGTCCTACGGCGGGGGCGAAGGCTACTGCGCGGCGTGCCCGCAAGGCTGCCCGGACTGCCCCGCAAGGCTGAACCAGCCGCTGAGCTGGGAAGGCATCCAGGTCTGGGACCTCGCACAACGCCTCGGCGGCCAGCTGCGCATCCTCCCCGGCGCGGTGATCGGCTGGGACATGGGTGCGGCACTCGCGCTGGGCCGCGCGCTGGGCGTCCCGCCTTTGGCCATGGCCGAGTTCCTGCCGCCCATCGAGGCGGTGATGGTGCGCCGCCTGAATGAAACCCTCGCCGCCGAGCGCGGCTGACCCCTCCAAGAGGTTCCAATGACGGAGAAACGCGTATCCGTCCGCCTTGCGGCGGTGGGCGGTCGGCAGGTGCGTGCCGAACTGGAGGGTGTCGGCGAGGCCGGGGCGCGCGGCTTCGGACGGCTGTCGCGAGAGATGGAGCTTGCCAACACCCGGCTTGCCGCCTTCGCGCGGCGCGCGCGGATCGCGGCGGCGGCAGCAGCCGGGGCGCTGGCGGCGGCGGCCACGGCGATGATCCGCTCGGGGCTGTCCGTCGTGGATGCGCAGGCGAAGCTTGCGGCCTCGCTGGATACCACAGTCGAGAGCATTCAGGTGCTGGAGCGCGCGGGCGATCTGGCGGGCGTGTCGATGGGCCAGGTCGAGCAGGCGGCGATGCAGCTGACGCGGCGGCTGAGCCAGGCCGCCGCCGGGGCCGGACCCGCGACGGAAGCCCTGCGCCGCCTGCGGCTGTCGGCGGGAGAGCTGCAGGCCCTGCCGCTCGACCAGCGGATCGCGCTGATCCAGGATCGGCTCGCGGATCTCGTGCCCGAGGCCGAGCGCGCATCGGTCGCCTCGCAGCTCTTCGGCGACCGGGCGGCGCTGGTCTTCACCCGGATCGACACGGCCACGCTGCGGCAGGCCACGCAGGATGTGCGGGATTTCGGGGTGGTGGTCTCCGATCAGGACGCGCGCCAGATCGAGCGGACCAATGATGCCATCTCGCGGCTGGGTCTGATCTGGCGCGGGCTTTCGAACCAGCTCGCCGTCGCCGCTGCGCCCGCGCTGGAGGCCGTGGCCGATGCCATGGCGGCGGTGGCGCGCACCACCGGTCCGCTCGGCATCGCGATCCGGACCGTGTTCGACAACCTCGGGCGTCTCACCTCCTATGCCGCCACCTTCGCCGCCCT